CATATGATCCTGTTGAGATCCAATCTGTTGGATCATTAAATCCTACTGACAGTCCCTCAATGGACTTGGTTATATCTTTTCTAAATTTAGAAACGTCAAATGGTTTAGCCACAATATCTCCTATCGGTTAGTTTGCTTTAGTCTATCAGAATAATTTAACTTGTCAAGTATTTCTGGGCATTGCTCTGCCATATGATCTAAATCATAATCGCTTGGGTAATGCCTCAGTGCTCCGCGAGCCCTGTCTCTGATAAGTGAAGGTACTCTAGGAGTTTTACCTGGATCGCAAAGTTCTTCTAATAATTTTTTGCCCTGCTTGAGAGCCCTATATCTTTCGTCTGGTAATGTCATTTCAAAAATCTCCTATCAAAATGGGGGAGGATAACCTCCCCCTCAAATGACTTAACTAGCGTTTTGTCTTGCACGAATCATTGCTAGAATGTCTTGTGCTTTGTCGCTAGAAGGACCTGATTCAGCAGGCGCCTCTTGTGCTACAGGGGCGGCTTCAGGAGCAGCCTGTTCTGTAACTTGAGGAGCAACCTGTGCTGGCTGGGGAGCAGGAGTAGATGATTCAGAATCATTACTATTAGTGCTTCCAGCTGGTGCTTCTAGTCCATATGGACGATAGTATGCACCCCACTTGTCATTATCATATGGTCGACCATCTACTGATGCTTCAAACATTTCTTTAATGACACGCAGTTCAGCCTCACTTGGCTTCTTGGGTAAGAAGTCAGCCAGATTGAATAAGCCATGTGCTTCGATTGCGGCTTGTTCAACTTCAGTTAGAGCAGATTCTTTACGTGCCCATGAAGATGTACCGTAATCAGCATAACCACCTTTTTGAGTTTTACGAACATTAAAGTCCAAACCTCTCATAAGGTCAGTTGGCAATTCTTCAATCTCAGGATCCATCAATGAGGATTTGATGATTTGGAAGATTTGTGGTGAAATAACAAACCTACGAATTGGGTTCGCAGGAGTAGCATCGTCACCGATAGGGTTTTGACGAACAAAACCTTGGAAGATGTAAGAACGCTTCTTCCAATATTTGTTAGCCATTTCTTTTAAAGTTTCGTCTTTGTACCAAGGACGAACTTCTGCAAGAACAGGACAGTTCTCACCAAACATTTCTACGCATGGTACTTGAACTGTTATTTGTCTTACATTAGGATCACCTTTTACTCCATTAAATGGAAGTTTGATGATTTGACGTTCAACCCAAAAGAATGAGTTGTTTGCATCTGCATCGGGTAAGAAACGCAAAGATGCTGATGCACCTTCGTCCATTTTCCAATGTGGATAAATCGCACCGTCAGATTGAGGGTAGTTATTACCTGATGCTTTATTTTCTTGTGCCGCGAGCCGGGCACGGATGTCTGCTAGACTGGCCATAATGTTTTCTCCTTTAATGTATGCCTAAGTTTAGTTTTATATGTGTTGTCGCAAGACCGAAGTCTCACTAGTTTAGTTTTGTTAAAAACATAACACATGAACATATTGTATGACAATAATGTTCCTATGTCAATAAGTATTTATGCCTTATTTGCCCATTTAATTTTTTTCAGCGAAATATGCACATAAAATCCCTGTAAGTGTTTGGTTAAATAGTAGTATAAACGGAAACCAAGTAACACAACGCACTTACAAGGAACACAAAAGTATGAACCGTATACTGTGTGCAATAATATTTATTGCAGAATTATCGATCTCAAATTTTTTCCTAAACCCTAAGTGCGAATAGGGAATCGACTATGGAAGATATCACAGATAAAGAATATCCAAAAGATAATAACGATAAAAACGTTATCCATAAAATGGATTTGGACAAGTATACAGATTTGCTATTAAAGTTAGAAGAAGCAAACGACAAAATAGCAGAAATGGAAGCCTTAACTAAAGAATTAAAAGTTGCGGCTATTGAAGCAAAACCAAAAGAAAAATTTCATTGGAGCGGTTTGTTTTTAGACGACAATCATATCAATGAAAAATCTATTATTGGATTTATATCCTTTGCTTTAATGGTAGCATTTGGTATTACAGACTTGGTAACAGGATACGCAGGTAAAAATTTAGCAATTTCTGAAACCATATATACTTCATTTGTTATTATCACATTAGGCTCATTTGGTATATCAGAAGCCGGAAAAATATTCGGCAATAGATAAGGAATAATACACATGATGGAGATCGCCGCGGCTATATCACTAGCCAGTTCCGCGTTCAATGCACTCAAAAAAGGTATGGAAGCCGGTCAAGAATTAGAAGATATGATGGGCTACTATGGCAAATGGTTTGAAGCCAAAGAAGCATTAAGTGAAAACGCAATCAATAATAAAAATCAGCCCTTCATAAAAAAGTTATTTTCTGGTAGCAGTGTGGAAGCACAAGCATTGGAAATAACAACAGCCAAATACAAAATTAAACAAATGGAAAAAGAATTGTACGAATACTTGTTGTGGTCGGGACAGCAAGAGTTTTACAACGATATGATGCGTGAACGTAGAGCAATACGTGAGGCACGTTTTAGAGAAGCACAACGTATTGCAGAACGTAAAAGACTTATATTTGATTTAGTTGCGGGTAGTGTAATAATCGTTGTAGGTGTGTTTATTATTGTTGGAATGATCTCGTTTGTCGCTTCATAAAATATTTATTATTTAGAGTGAGGGGGCAATTTAGCCTCAACAAACATTTCGTGTTTGCGTTTTATAGGGTTATATTTTTTGAAACGCAACTTTCTACCCTCTTGCACTAAAGTTTTTGTTTTTTCTACAACATAATGATAAGTGTGATGTTCTCTGGTTTCACCCTCAGGAATTAGATACACTTTAGTTCTTTTTTTAGTAGACTTACTTGCCATTATAATAATCTTTTTAAATCTGCTAATGCTTGTTCTGCATCTTCTCTCATAGCAGAACCGTAGTCTTTAACATCTCTGTTATTATCTATATCTTGTACAACTCTAAACATGATTTCGTCTCTGTCATCATCCGCATGCATGTCAAGTTCACTAGCCTTTTCATTAACTAATTGATCAAGTTGCTCAGGAGTTAATTCTAAAAATTCAGCAAGTGCATCTTCTCCGTCAACATGATAAATTCTATCTGCGTCACCTATCCAACTACCTTCAGCATATGGATCAACACTTTCGTTAGCACCTACTAAGTCACCCACTTTTGCAGGACCACCTGTTGGGCCTAATTGACCAGCACGTTTTTGATTAGCATCTAAATCTTCATCAATTTCGTCAATGCCAAATTTGTCTTTAACTACTTTTTTAAACTTGGAAGATTTTTTAGCAACTTCATCTGTAAAGAAAGGATGCTTTATTAAAGGAGATCCGTCTTTATCTTTGGGGAACAAACCTTTTTTCAACATATCAATTTTAAAGTCTGCTCTAGTTTCTAAATCGTCAGGTGTGTTTTGTGTAGCATACAATGCTCTTTGCACAGAAGGATGCTCTGATAAGCCGGGGGCAAATTTTTCAATTGCGGCAATCGCACCATCGTAGTCACCACCTTTATATTTTTTGTCATTTAGAATACCGTATGCAACTTTAATTTCTTGGTCAGTAAAATCTAAATCTTCTGCTTCATCTAAGTTATCAGGATCATCAAACTCATGGTTGATAATCTTAGCATTGATTACGCCTGGAAAGTAAGACATACCGTCTTTAGTGTGAATTCTACCTGTAGAACTTGGCTTATGAGGTGGAGTAAAGTCTACAACTTCTACAGGATCGCCTCTAAAATCTTTTACAGTAGCAGGAAGTTTAATTTCTTCGCCTGTTTCTGCATATACTAATTTACCTTTTTTGGGTCTATCATCGTCAGGACCACCAGATGGTAGAAACTCGTCTAATTGTTCTTCTTCGGTTACTGACCAAGGAACATTAATACCAAACGATGGACCAAGTGCTCCAGCAAGCCCGGCTAATGCTCTGCCAATAGTAACATGATCTTTACCTGGCCCTTTACGATCTTTAGTTGCAGACTTTTCTAGTCTGCTTTTTGCATCTGCAACTGCTGAATCAGGCGCTGTTGTTGCACCTGAATCAGGAATATCTCCGGACTTAATAAAGTCCATTAGCATTTTTGCTTCTTTTCCAAAATTTGTTCGTTTTGCAGGATCTTTAGTTTTAGATGCTTCTTGCTTTAACCATTTAATTCTTTCTTTTACTATACGTTGATAGTCTCCGCCGTCTTTAGAAACGTCAGCAAGGAATCTTTGTACCTTATCTTTGATCTCTGCGTTTGACAATAAACCTTCGTCTTCATTTAATTCAAGTTCAGGTTGTTTAGGACCACCTAAATCTAATTCAGGTTGAAATTCACCACGTGGCTTATCAACATCACTAAACGCCATAACAATTTCTTCATGTTTGTCAGCATAATTAGGATGTGCCTTAGCAAATTCTTCTTTGTCCATTTCTATTGCATCAACAACTATTTTATTAAATTCACCCTCAAGCAAATCTTTTGGCATTTTATGATGCAATCTCAACCATGCTTTTTGCACGGCTTTTTTAACTATTGGATCTTTTGCTGTCTCAGGATCTAGCAATAAGTCTTGTAGTGCTTTTTTCTTTTCTTTAAAATCCTGATTCTGTCTTTTGTAATAATTTTTAGAGTAATATGTAGGGCCTTCAGGCTTGATATCACTAATTTCTTCATCTAATTTGTGGCAATCACATTTTGTACATGTTTTGGGGCATGTACATTCTGCTTTAGTTTTGCAACCACAACATGCACAGCCTTTTGCGCCTTCTGTGATCTCTTGTGCCCAGGCTTCTAGTTCGTTTACTTCACTCATCTCAGCAACAATGTTTCTGTTGAGTTTGTTTAAGATTGGCAATACTGATTCAATTCTAGGATCAATAGTTTCGTGTGAGAACATTTCTGCAATTGAAGGATCGTGTTCGTCTTCCATAAGAGCAGGCGTCCAAGATTCAAAGTAGTGATTGTATCCTCTATGACTTTGCATCTTTTGTAAAGTTTCTTTTAATGACTTGTGATGTTTAACACCTTCACTGACTAATTGTGCTACGGATTCTGTAAACTCGCCATTTTT